AATCTGTAGAACTGCGTTATCTAAACCAGCTGGTAAACGTTGAATAGCTCCAGTACCATAAACTAACATATCACCTGTTGTTGTTAAGTTAACACTTAAGTCACCTTGAGCAACAGCATTCCAATATGTGTTTGATAAGTCTTCTAACGGAGATGTACCAGTTACTGATAAGATACAAACATATGATGATGTGCCAAGTTGTACGACATCACCAGCATGATAAGCGGTTGAGCTTGAGTAATTGCCTGTCCATTTTAGACCGTGAACGAATAAACCCCAATTTGTTGTAGATGTTTCTGGATTTGCATTCAGATTGTCTTGTTTAGCTAAGTAAGTATTGCCGCCGTAACGAACAATATCACCAACTTGGTATTGATAAGATGAGGACCAATCACCTTCTAATTCAACACCGTTAACGAAGTTTTGCCAGTTGACACCTTCGTCTTCCCAGAAATCAGCATCGGCAGTATGACCGTCAATACAGATGTAAGTATCCGAACCGTACTTAACGATATCGCCTTCTTTGTAATAAATGCCTGTCGTCCAAGCACCTTTCCATTGAATACCGTCTTGCATTAATTCCCATTTATATGGTGCTGTATCCTTAGCTGTGTAGAAGGTCTCATCATTAATACCTGATGTGTGTGCTCCTAAACAAACATAAGTTTTACCGCCGTAGCTAACTACGTCGTCTTTAACATAAGCGTGGCTAGTCTGCCATACGCCTTTCCACCAAAACTTTAGTCTACCAAGTTTAAACTCTGCCATATTCGGTCCTCGTTACCTTTGTGATTTATTTATTATACATCCGTTGGATATGTTCTGTCAGCACCAACAGATGCAACAAACTCACCATTGTCGTCAATATAGTACGAAATTTTAACTTTATCAATACGCCATTGCTGATAATACAACGCTTCTTCAGGATTCACAGCGTCGGTATCATAAAGTTCTCTTTGATTAAAAAACTCATGAAACGGGAGGGCGGATAAACCACCATCTCGTGTCAATGGTTGTGAATACAACCTCACACTATCAGTAGGATCTTTTAGATCTGCACTACCAATGTATAGTGTGCCTTCCTCGTCTCTACGTAGACCATAATAGTAGCGTGGTCTTTCGTCTAGATTTGCATAGCCTTCTGCGCTTGCGCCAATTACGTGAGCCATTTAATCCCTCTTAAGTGTAAGTAATAACAACAACACTTAAGAGAGCATCAATTCCGCCTTCCCAACTTGACACTATCTTAACTGTATTGTTTGGTGCTAGAAGCAACTTCTCACCACCATTAACTGCTTTTAAACTGCTATTTGGAGCAATTAAAATATCTTTAATATAATATCCTTCATCACCATCTGCATCTGTTATAGTAACAGAAACATAAACTCCGATATCTACTACGTTACAAATGTTTAAACCAACAACAGCCGCTTTTTGATTTGCATTTGTTGTGACAAGAGTAACTGGAGTTCTACCAACCTCAGGATATACTTTGTTTGTAATATTGCTTGATGATGCCATTTAATTATCCAAAAATAATAGCTTGTACTAGTGCAATCTCTTCGGCACCACTGGCATTAACAGCGTCACCAGCTTGAGCTGCTGACTGCCATTCAGATCCATTAAAAATCTCTAAAACGCCACGATCTTGGTTAAGACGAGTAGCTCCAATAATAGGAGAACTGGGTCTCTCACCATCACCACCCCAAGGCACAACAAATTGTCTGCCTGGAGAATTATCAATGACTAAGTCATCTCTAACTAAAAACGGTTTATTTGATGTGGACATATGCTATATTTATATATTTTAATCTACAACTGTTGCATAATTCTAACAAATTTAGCTTGATAATTAGTATTGGAAGCCAGAGGAGTGCTTGTAATTTTTAGCCTCAATTGTCCACTCATAATATCAACAGTAACAGTTGCTATTTCACCATTGGTGTCTATTACACCGTATCTTGTAACAAAAGCATCAATGCCATTTGTAATAGCAATGACTTCCATCGCTTGATAATAGGGTTGTGCTGTCCCACCGCTGCTTTGTATTTCAACGAAATATTTTGCTGTCTTATATAATGTGACATCAAATGAATCTAATACAACTGTAGTTTCAACCGAATGATTCCACCCCTTAGCATTTGATTCCAATATGCCAAATGGGATACCTTCAACGACTTCTTCACCATCAGCTACACGAGTATAAAGTTTACGATTATATGTGTTAATAGCAACTTCGCCTTCATACAAGACTGTACCATCGGGCACAGCATCCTGAGTGTTATTCCTACGAAGTTGAACTATTGTACCGTTTGTCATTACTCTTTAATTTCTGATGATTTAAAATCATCTTCTTCTTTTTTATCTTCTTTAGCCGCTGCTTCTAAAGCCGCTAACTTGTCAGTCGCCATTGATAACTGTGTCTCTAATAAAACCACTTTATTCATCAGATCAGCGATAGCTCGTTGCTGACGTTCTACAAACTTATTAACAAATTCTTGACTAGCTTCAATTGCCATAATATATCCTTATGATTTAATTAATATGTGCCACAATCAATGTGTGCAAACTTAGGTACTCCTGAAGAACCGATCTGTAAAATTTGACCTGTCGTATCTCCACCATTATAGACTGATAGATCATCACCAGCAGCAAATAGCGCATCTCCGTTCACATCAACAAATGGAACTGAGTTAGCAGTAAATGTTGAGAATGATAAAGATGTTAATAATGCATTACCGAAACGAACGCCAGATGGTGTACCAGAGAATGTGTCGTTTGTATTAGTAGCATCTTCGATGAAGGTTAAACGATTGGCTGATGTATCATAACCGAAGAAACCAGACTTAGCTGATGTACCATTATGCCATCTAAACTCCATACCCTTATCAAGACCATCTGGTGCTGTAAGAGCTTCTTCATCTCCGTTTGCATCTGATTGCATACCTAAGATGAATGTTGGGTTATTCGACTGAACTGATGCGGAGTTAACAGTTGTTGTAGTACCTTTAATTGTCAAGTTACCTTCGATAACAACAGAACCAGTATTTGAAGCACCTGTACTTGGATCCAAGTAAAGAATATCAGTACCAAATGTAGAGATCTTATTGTTTAAGATCTGTGTACCGACTGGAGTTGCTGCTGTTAAGTCAGCTGAGAACTTTGATGAACCATTATTGTCAACACGCAGTCTTTCAAGACCATCTGTAAACATACGCAATTGGTTGTTGTTTGAACCAGGAGAATTTTCTGGAGAAACATAGGTGTTACCATCAATATCTTGTAAACGAGAACCGATCGCGTTCCACGCAATGCCGTCATAACCTTCGAACACGTTTGTTGTTGTGTTGAAGCGGAACATACCTGCAAGAGGTGATGCATCACGAGTTGCTGTATTACCTACTGGAACACGAATAGCATTTTGGCTAGAGACCTGAACATAACCAGTACCAGCTGGTTCAATGAAGATCTTACCATCAGTTCTAGAAGAACCAATTGTGTCAACGTTGATGTATGTTAAGTCGATGTCTGAATCGATAATAACAGTACCAGTTCCGTTAGCAGCAAGGTGTAAGTCAGCATTAGTTTCAGTAATAGAGATTGTATTACCATCTAAACGAATACTATCAACGTTTAATTGATTTACTTTGCTATTTGAATCTGTAATAACTGCGGCGTTAGGAGCTAAGACACCATTTTGGTGCGACAACATGCCCGTAAAATAGCTACCACCGACTGCAACGATATTAGTAGCTTCTCCAGCAACTTCGTCACCAGTACCAATATAAAGTCTGTCTCCTCCGTTTGAGGTTACTAGTCCTTCAATAGGTAATTGTGTTAAATATGAATACGCTAACTCACCAGTAGCAAGTGTACTTGGCTGTCCACTTATCCCGGAATTTTTGATTTTAATAATGGTTGCCATGGCTTAGTACTTTCCTCCGATGATTTTGACCTTTGATCTAGGGTGATCAACCGTAGCTGTTAATTTGAATTTTGCAGTATCAGCATCATATATCATCATTGCACCGTCTTCCAATTCGGTGGCATCAATATCATTCAAATCTAATAAATTCAATGATGTAATACCCAAGGCAAACGTACGTACTGTTACCGGGGTATCTAACTTAATTTTGGATCTTAATGCGGTAGACATTTGTTACCTCGAGACTCTAGGTGTTACTGTTACTTGTCCTTCAACGACACGAATAACAGTACCAAGCGTTGAATGAATGATTTCAATATCATAAACATAACGACCGTCTCTCATAAGACTTGTCTGTGCAGCAGTTAATGTTAACTTAACTTCACCTTGGTTAGTAGTTTTAGCACAACCAATTATTGTTGCAGTTGATGAAGTATAAGTCTTTCTAATCTGTCCTCGAACAGTATATGGACCAAGATCAATAGGTGTACCGATTGAGTCTTCGATGTCCAATGTGGCCACAAAGTCTGACCCCTGATCTATAACTAGGTTAACTAACTGAGACATTTATAGCAAAATCCAAAAAAGAGTTATTCTGGCTTTATTTATATAAGTTGCGATTCTATATCATCAAATAGTTTTATTCTGGCTTTAATGGCTTTAATGGCAGTTTGCTCAGCTTCATGAATCAAAAATGGATCATCTTTACAAAAATAATTAACCAAGTGTTCTGCCATGGGCCCATGACTTTCCCCATCTACTTGAATATGTCTTTCTAAGTAGTAATGAAATTTGGGGGCTTCTGTTTGAGAAATATCAATCTGTCTAAGCAATTTTTTAAACATGGCTGGAATGACTGACTCTCTACCATAACAGAATGAAGCGGCAGCACAATGCGGTCCTTTTCTAATAGCTGAAAACGTTGTATCTATGAATGGTTCTACTATTTGCGGAGCATGCCAAGGAACTCCGGTTTTTTCAACCCGCTGCAAAAATTCTCTAATAGGATTCGTGTCAGCATCTACTTCCATCATAGCCTGCAAATACAAATCAAAGTGAGACATAGATCCTTTACCGTCTGCAGATATATCAGATTCTTCACAAAGAACTATTTCATTGATCATCCTAGCAATATCAGATCTTGTGCCTGTAGTAGGTAACCATAATTCCCCAGACGGAACAACGTGATGTTGCATGGTTTTCAATAGACTCATGAAATCCCACACCGCAAAGACGTGATATTTCATGAAGATTCTAAGATCTTCAATGGATTGTATATTGTTTGTTACAAGAAGAGAATGATTCTCAAGCTGAGATCGGTGTTCTTGTATCTTCTTTAGATCTAATTTCATGTATTCCAGTCTCTAATAATTCAACCTCTTCTCCAAATAATAACGCAAATGCGTTTTGTTGAATAGCTGAATACCAAATTTTTTCAACCCTACAATTATGTAAAAATACTTCAGTTGGAAAATCTATAGGGCAACTAGATTTACATAGCCTTTTAACTGGACAAGTAGAACAGTGAGTGTCCTTTCTTTCTAGCGTAAGACCTATAATCTTCACTCCCTTCAGATTGTTGATGTGTCCTCCAGTAAATTTCTCAGAGGTGTGTGGACACAATCTAACATTGCCTCGTATATCCATGGATAATATATCTGCGGCATCTGCACCACAACTTGAAGTCATTGTCACTGGAATCTGGTGTCTAGTTAATAACGCGTATCGTAAAACCCCAACTTCATTATCAACTATATTACAATTTAAGAAACGATCTCCGCCGTCTTTTACCTGTTTAATAGCAGCTTTTAAATATGAGTCTACCATTTTTTTAAATTCTGGTAATAATTCACCCTTTATTACATGATCTGCAGAATTTTGTGAATCTGTATCATCATAGACACGAGCTGGAATAAAACTCAACCTTGCATGTTTTAATCCAAGTTTGTTAGATACGTCTTTAAAATAGTCATTGATTTTAAATAGATCGAAGTTTTGAGCAGAGATAACAGTATTAAAACTGAATTGAATTTTAGGATGCATCTCTCCCAGCTGTCTAATAGTATCTGCTACGCTCTCTTTAATAAAGATATCTTCACCACGAAGAAGTTCTTGTCCAGGTCCATCATGTGAAATACCCATCATGATAGTAGCTTGTATAGTTTTAAAAAAATCTACATGCTTTTGCCTCAACGGAGATCCATTAGTTGAAATATAGAAATGACGATTGGGGGCATCAAGCAATTTCATGATTGCCATCATATCATTCCAATATAAAAATGGTTCGCCTCCCCACAATTCTACCCTTTCAAGTTGCTCTAAATCTAAATGAGTGTTAATCGATTCAATGAAAGATGGTAGCCAAAAGTTTTCAGGTCTTTCATTAGGATTACCAATATCTTTTTGCATGCAATACCCGCATGAATAATTACATGCATGACCTAATAAGATGCGTAAAGCAGTAGGTTTATTTGTCTTATGTGTTACGCCAAAAATATTTTGTTTGTTGATATTTTCAAAATATTCCCAGCCTTCTTTTGGAGGCAATGATAAAAGTTCACCATCTTCGTTGTGAATACTATTATCAGTATTTCTATAAAAGAATTGTTTTCCACTGCTTGTTTTAAATTTACTATAACTCATATTTTCTCAATAATTGGAATAATTTTATCAGGACTTCCTTGCACCAACCCATACTGCGTTGCGTTCCACTTCAATTGCATCATTCTTTGGAAAAATTTAATCTTGTAGTTAACCATGAAATTTGGTATAAAATTAAAATCATGATTTACTTTGTATTTCTGCGTGTTTAAAAAGTAATTTTTCAAGACTCCGTCATCAATCAATTCAGAATACTTTAAATAGTTCTGCTGTTTTCCAGATAACATATTTGATAGAAATGCCTTATAATCAAAGCCTTCTTTACTCATATTGTAATAAGGAACATCTCCAATATTGTTGGAAAAATAAAAACTATCGTAATAAACTATCACGTCAGAATTAATATGTATCTTAACTAATTCAGCGCCTTTTCTACCAACAACCCAATTGACGTCTTGAATGGTGTCAAACCCCATAGTATCAAACTCTGTTTCAATACCACTTACAAAATCCATCTTGTGAACAACCACTGGCAAATCTTTGCTTCTAACCCAATCTACTATTTCAGAAGGATATACGGTTGCTTTATCAACTAAGAATTTTATCCTTTGTATTGGTAATAGTGTTTCTAATGCAGCTATGATTTTTTTATGTCCAACCTTTTCTATGAAACTAAGGCTCAATGCTACTTGAAACATGGTCTTAAATTTTATGTCTTTTAATTTAGCAATTCTAAAAATCCCATTGTCTGTAGTACCATAGCTATACTTAAAAGAATTTTTTAAATACCACTCATACTCATTTCTATGATTTATTTTAAAATAATATGGGTCTTCATCTAAAGCCACGGTGTCAAAAAATGAATATAACTCTTCCCACGTAGATTGCATCGCTTCTAAGTCGTGGTTATAAACTAATTGCGTTTTACCTTTCATGGCTTTTAATTCATCATGGATAAAACAAACTTTACAC